CACGCCATGTCTTATTGATATGACCTTCCGGGGGGTACGAATTGACCTGGATAAGTGTGAAAGGACCAAGCAAGAGCTCTTAAAGGAAGAAAAACAAAAGCTCAAGCAAATCAACAACTTAGCAGGCATGGACGTTGAGATATGGGCAGCCGCATCTTTGGCAAAAGCGTTCGATAAATTAGGCATCAAATACGCCCGGACGCAGACGGGACAGCCTTCGTTCACCAAGGTTTTTTTGTCTGAGCACCCGCATGAGTTCGCGAAGCTGGTTGTTGAAGCACGTAACCTCAACAAGGTACAAGGCACGTTCATCACGTCGATTATGAAGTATGTATCCAAAGAGGGACGCATACATGGTCATATCAACCAGTTACGAAGTGACGAGGGCGGGACGGTAAGCGGACGGTTATCCATGAACAACCCCAACCTACAGCAGATCCCGGCCAGAGATCCAAAGCTAGGACCCCTGATTCGTAGTTTGTTTCTGCCGGAAGAGGGTGAAGAGTGGGCTGCAATCGACTTCTCACAACAGGAGCCACGGATCTTGTGTCATTACGCAGACATTTTTGGTGAGTGGAAGAACAACCCGCTCAAAGGAGCAAGAGAGTTTGTCGCTGCGTACAATGACGATCCAGACACCGACTTTCATACAATGGTGTCCGAGATGGCGAAAATACCCCGCAAGCAGGCTAAAACCATTAACTTGGGGCTGATGTATGGCATGGGTGTCAATAAGATGGCTGGGGAGCTTGACTTGTCCGTAGACGAGGCAAAAGAGATAACGCAGCAGTATCATGCCCGGGTGCCGTTTGTCAGAGAATTGATGCAGGGCGTGTCTAGATCGGTAGATACCAAGGAAGATGGGTCTATACGCAGCCTCAAAGGCCGTAAGTGCCGTTTTAATATGTTTGAGCCGGTAGGGTACGACTTGAAGAAAGCCATGCCTAGAGCGGAAGCTAAGGCCGTCTACGGCGATACTACGCCTTTACGACGTGCATACACCTACAAGGCTTTGAATCGATTGATACAAGCCAGTGCAGCCGATATGACGAAACAAGCGATGGTTGACCTGTATGAAGCGGGTGAGCTACCACTTATCCAGGTTCACGATGAGTTGGGCTGTAGTGTAATGAACGCAGACCACGCACGACGGATCAAAAAGGTCATGGAAGAGGCTATAGAACTCAGGGTTCCTAATAAATGTGACATTGACCTTGGGCCTAGCTGGGGGGAAGCGAAAGAACTTGCGTGAAAAACTACAAATCACCCCTATCAGTTTCAAAGAAGCCAACGAGTTTGTAAAAAACTATCACCGACATCACAAACCTGTGCCGGGATCTAAATTTTGTTTGGCCGTATCGCGTGGTGCCGAAGTGGTAGGTGTAGCGATTGTAGGTAGACCGGTTGCTAGGCTGTTGGATGATGGTTGGACTCTTGAAGTCAATCGATGTTGCACTGATGGTACAAAAAACGCCTGTTCTAAGCTTTATGCAAGTGCTTGGCAAGCTGCAAAAGCTTTGGGTTACACGAAATTGATTACTTACACGTTAGCATCGGAGGGCGGGGCTAGTCTGCGGGGAGCGGGTTGGCGATGTTTGGGAGAGGCTACAACCAAAGTGGGACAAGGTTGGAACGTAAAAAGCCGCCCACGGGTTGACACTCATCCACTTCAACAAAAATTGAAGTGGGAAGCTTGCTAAGTATCCCTGACCATCCTATACTCTCGCAGATGGACACTGAAAAATATAAGTCAATTGCGGTCCCTCGAAGCGTATATCAGGACATCAAAATCCTGGCAAAGCATGAGGACCGTCCTATCAGTAAACAATTGGTAAAGATTCTCAGGGAATGGGAACAAGATCGTATCCGCGAAGCGGAACGTCTCCCATAGACATGCCCATAGATTCATCGGTTTTGTCACGTCATTCCGAGAGGTCAACTGTGGGCGGGGCAAGGGCTGCTACCCTTGTATTTGCTAAGATGTCGATCCCTTGATCAGGGTCAGGCTTCATCAGGCCTTCCGTAGCGCACCGCACCGCTTGACCCGAAGTGCGGTTTATACCAATATCCAGCCATCCTTTTCTTCTCCTCGATGTAAGGATAGCGACCAGAAGGCCAACCCTTTACGGCCTGACACGGCCCGAGCCGCCCGGGTGTCGCGTTGGCGGCATTTATTCCTTTTGTCTTTTTTACTGTCTGGCTGCAATGCTTTTGAGCCAGCACAACGCTCCGGTTGGGCCTACAAGGGCCATGAATATGTCAACTGCCCTGATCGTAAGACCATCAAAATGTGCGAAAAGGCTGGGCCTTATATGATTTGTGAGTGTGCTCTGAGGTAGGGAAGGGGCCGGTCAATGGGAGTAAAACCAGGCCCCCGTGGGGTCAAAGATAAAGTATCACAGTATCTTCTTTTCTGTCACCTCAAAGTCCGCACCAGCTAGAAATTTAGTCTGTTCCTTGAGTGCCTCCGGGTGATGCGGTTCGCTTGTCATCGTCATACCCATCAGTTGCAGTGTCGGGGGGTTCTCTTTCATACCCTCTTCGATTTTTTTCATCAACGGATGATCACGGACCTGGTTCATTGACAACGACTGATAGACCACTGTGGTTGGTTTTGCCGTAGCCAAGTTTTGATAAGTAACCGCCATCGTAAACTTTCTAACCATTAAGCAACTCCTTGATGCCATTTGTGACATACACACTTTTTCGATCTTCGATAATCTCATCTAGGGCGGGTTGAACTAGTGAAAACTCTTTCTCTGTTAAATGGATCTCATGTTCACTGTCACCTCCAAAAACAATCGTAACATGAGCTTTGTATTGCTCTTTTGTCTTTTCATCCCACTTCATCATTTTTCTCCTCTAATCGAACCAGCAAAATACTCTCTGGATCGGGTTTCAAAAATACAGAGATGTAACCATGATCCGATATCGGCTGGTCGTACTCCTCGTTTATCTCCAGCTCCACGCCATGTGGCCCTTCGTCTGTGTCCAAATAAAAATTAAAACGACAAAAAAAGTAACTCAGCATGTGAGAAAATTCTTGCAGAGACAGGATGTCACACAGACCGCCGATGTCCCGCGCCTTGTATTTATACTCAGCATGGAAGTCCAGCATCCGTCTTTGCGACTTCTCCATCTTGTCCAATTGCTCTCGGACATCCCCGGATTTGTCAATCTCACCTTCAAGAGCAAGTTCCAACGCATCGATCTTATCCAGATACTTATCGGCCTGTCTTTTCCAGTGCTCGATCTCTTCGACTAACTCAGCCTTCTTCTTCATCTCTTTTCTCCTCTTTTCTCAACAAATGACGCTGCAAAAAGTCTGTCAACGCCTGCTTATGTTGCCCAGTGCCATACCACACCAGACCTTCCATCAAACGACCAATCACCCTTTGATATGTGAGTTTGCCCGTGCCACTACTGGCATTGGCCCTGACCGCTTTTTCCCTTACTTCTCTGACCGTATACTGCATCTCTGAGAACCCGGTCCAATCCTGACCTACAGCCAGGACATAGAGATCATTACCGCGAGGCTTTTGCTTTTGTGCAATCTTCATCGTCATAAACGTATTGACCAGCAAATCCAAATTGTCAATCGTGAAGGACGCATACTTTGAGTAATCGTTCTTGTCGACGACCTGTAACTCCGGCACAAGATCCGTTTCTTCCTCCGGCTCCGGCTGCACCACTTCCTGCTTGATCACCACCACATTGCTCTTGCTTCGCGGACCTTGGTCCAATTTACGGGCTTCTACTGCTTGTAGTGCCCGTGAGATCTTTTTTTCTGTGGATACGCCTACCTCTTCTGGTTCGACTTCTCTCTCGAACTCTTCCAGTGATATCGCCTCATGGTTCATAAACTCCACACGACGACTAGATATCTCAACGATGCGCTTCTCTTCCAATAAGACCGCATTCTCGTGATGTCTCCATGCCGTGGGGTTCAATAACTGTGCTACCTCGATCATCAATCCAGACTTGTCTACTAGGTTGCCCATGAGAACCTGGTTGATAACGTAGCCGTTCAACTCCCGCTGCTCGTGGTCCACGACCTCGAAGAGTTGTTCTGGGATCACACTAGCCCCATCAGGCAGCGGATCTTTTTTCAATCTTCTTACTACACGCTCGAAGATCATTCCTTTTCTAAGCTGATCTGCTTTCATTCACTTCTCCTCGTAAGTGTCCGGCCTTTCGGCCACGACGGACCGGACAACGTCGCTCTTGGGTGGAGTACCCTGGCCTATTCAAAATATTCTGACTCTTTGTACTCTCGCTCAATCTTCAAAGAAGACAAACGAACGACAAACTCCGACGGCCAATCACCTAGATCCTCATCCACTGCAACCAATTCGTCGCAATCGAGATGCTCCACGGATACTGTCAGGTGACCGTCCTCATCGGCATTCAAAATTATTTTCCAACCATCAAGATTTTCGATAACCATATTATCCCTCGCGGAGCTTGTACCTCGGCTCCATCCTTTGAGTTGAAACGTTGTGGACCCAGTTGGACCCGCTTTGTTCTTTGATCGTTTCAAACAAATCTTTCAATCGACACTGAGCTTGATACAAAGCCGTGCTTGCATAACCATTCAGTTCGTTCTCACTGCACTCGAACTCTACATCTCCGTGCGCGTCCGACACCACGTTGACCAACAACTCGAGTTGGTCGTCATTCAAATCAATCTGCATTAGTTCTTCTCCTTTTTAGATTTGGTTGCAGGTCTGTCCAAGATCGCCATCTTCAAGATTGTGTCTTGGTCTTTCTTGATTTGTTCAACATCAGCCAGCAACTGCTGCCACTGGCTCAAAAATTCTTCAACCTGTTCTTCGGGCAATGTGAGCTTGATTTCGATCATTCGTTTACCTTGTAACAGCCGCCAACAACATCGTCCGATGCAGAGCGGGGGTTGTCATACGGTTCAATGCCGTCGGCCCACATGAACGTTTCTCCAAACTGGATCACTTGTTCGGGGTCAAAACTGAAAATTTTAGATTGCTTTCGCATTTCTTCTTCCGTAAGGAACTCTTGTCGTCCCCCGCCGTCTTGGAACCAGATTGTATAAGTGGTTTTTTCTATCTCGTTTAAACCGGCCAACTCAACACCGCACTCGGCACACGGTTCGTTGAAACCTATTTCGTTGCAGCCGTTCCATCCGGCATAGTGTTCGCTTTGTTTTGCACAAAAATCGGAGCAGTAAACCTCCTGGTCAACAACATCTCCGTTGTCGTCTTCTATCAGTACCAAATGTGCCATAGATTTCTCCGTTTAAGATATGGGAATATGGGAACGTATAGCATATCGCATACAAAAACAAGGGTTTTTTGATTAAATCGCGTATATACATAGTACTTTTTCGGGAAAAAATATTTTTTTCAAAAAAGTTTTTTTCAAAATGGTGTCCCTAGTGTCCCTAGTGTACCCATCCCTTATGGGGTAAGGGTTTCAAGGGTGACACCAGGGGGTACACCTCTTAAAATGGTGTACCCCTCCAGCAAAAAACGCGTTACGCGTTATAGGGGCTGAAATTTTTTCTTTTCTTAAAAATTATTTTTCTCTGAAAAGTTGTATAGAGAAACACTGTTTTATAGAATCCGGAGGCATGGCAGAAGCAGTCAAGACCGAAACCCGGGGCAGGCCCCCAATCTCAGAGAACACACGGCTCACCGGCAAGCAGTTGAAGTTCGTTGAACTGTATTGCACCCGAGAAGGAACTGAGACCCTACAAAACCTAGCGATAGAAGCAGGCTTCAGCAAATCAGGTGCCCACACTAGGGCGTATGAGATGTTGAACCCGAAGAAAAGCCCACACATATGCAAAGCAGTCCGAGAACGCAAGGCCGAACTAAATGAAAAGTATGAGGTTACTTACGGGCAGCATCTAGCTGATCTCGGCAAGATCCGGGATGCAGCCTATGCGAATCAAAACTACGCCGGGGCAGTCGCTGCTGAAAAGGCTAGGGGTCAAGCTGCGGGATTGTATGTCAGCAAGTCGGAGATACGGCACGGAAGTATCGACCAAATGTCGAAAGAAGAAGTTAAAAAAGCACTGGATGATTTGAAACGACAACTAGGTGAAAGGGTAATCGAACATGAACCAGACCGAGTCGGGCTTTTGGAAGAGGCTGAAAAAAAGACTTGAGGCAAGTTACGAACAACCCGTAGTCACCCGAGTCGAAAACAGTTCGACCCCTGGAATACCCGATCTTATTCTTTGCGACTCTAAAAAAAACATACATTTGATAGAACTCAAGGTTACGAAGGGCAACAAAGTCAACATCAGCCCTCACCAGGTGTCATTTGCAACACGACACCATAGTGCTCGAGTCTGGATGCTGATCGAAAAACAAAGCACTGATCAGAACCAGTGTTATTTGTACCGGTCAAACAGTGTGATGAAGTTGGCTCAACTAGGCATAAAGGAAGTACAACCGGACCTCATTTTTGATTTGGCTCAAGACGCTGAAACATTTCTTTGTTGGTTAAAAAATTCAAAAAAGCTTGACACATTGCACGAGCGTGATGTTAAGACTGCAAAATGCTAGTCATATTCGAAAGACTCAAAGAAAAACGCCAGCTTGCCGAACTGCATGAAAAACTCTTGGCCGACCGCCTCGAGCGGGAGCAGGCCGACCGGGACGCACTGAAAACCATCAAAGAAAAAAACAACCGAATATCTGATTATTTGATTAGACAAAAGCGTATTAATATGGGATTGTTCGCAGACACTAACAACAACGGTGCGAACGATGAAACAACGACCCAAGACACTACTCAACCGAAACCCCGACGCTAATACGAAGATTGCAAAAACTCAAAAAGGATTTAATCCTTTTGACAAGCCGATATTTATGGCTCACCTCAATTTATTTCCCGACCTGATAACCTGCCCAAGTAGCAAGGCAGCAAAATGCCTCGATCCGTGTTTGAACCTGGCCGGTCGAGGAAAGTTTAGTAACGTCCAAGCAGCCAGAAAAGCGAAGACCGAATTCTGGCATGAAGACCCGGATAGGTTTTTAGAATTACTTGATCACGAAATCAGTTTGCACGAAGCCGCCCGAGCGAAGAAAGGACAACAATCTGTCATCAGATTGAACGTGACCTCAGACATTGCCTGGGAAGATCACGGGATTATTCAGAATCACCCAGACACATTTTTTTACGATTACACGAAGAGAGCAAAACGGATCGATAAAACCCCAGAAAACTACAAGCTTATGTTCTCGTACAGTGGCGAACCCAAATATCAAAAACAAGTGGAGATAGCCAAAAAGACGGATTCACCTATTGCAGTAGTGTTTCGGCACAAACTACCGGACTACTTCGACAAGCTCGACCGCCAAGTAAAAGACGGAGACCAAACCGACCTGGCGAACGCTTTTTCCGGTCCGGTGGTGGTTGGCCTCCTGGCAAAAGGACCAGCTAAAACCGACCAATCTAATTTCGTTCAAGATGTTGACCGCATCCCGGTAAGTATGGGATGATTCCCAATTCTTGAACAGGAGAACCAAAAATGACCGCAGAACTTTACAAAAACCAGCTATTAGAAAAAGGCCTTGTTGATACTAGAGCCTCCGCAATAACCGATGCCATAAGCGAATTGCATAAAGCTTTTGCAGCTTGTGACCTGACGAATCGAAACACCGTCAGAGAGTTATTTGGAGATTTGACCGTTGATCAAATGATCACCGACTTTGCAAAAACAGAAGACCTTGCCAAAGACATTTTTGACCAAGACGCCGAACCCCTTGAGGATCGCGTCTACATGATGGTCAAAGAGCGCGTCGAGGAAAACATCGACGGCCTTGTTCAAATCAAGTTTAACGATTGTATGAACTCGGTCGATTGGTCCGAGTACGTTGACGAGCACATAAGATCAAAAATTTTTGAAATCCAGATACGCTCATCGAGGACCCTGTAAACGACGAAGTCCGGAGAAAGCCCCGGTATGATCCGGGGTTTTTTTTGGCCTGTTTATATGCGAACATTCCCAGACATCTTAAACAGGAGAAACCAATGCATAAAATATTGATCGGTTGTGAATCATCCGGGACCGTCCGGGACGCTTTCCAAGATCGAGGATTTGACGCTTGGAGCTGCGACATAAAACCAAGCGAGACCCCAACCAATAGCCATTTACAAATGGACGTGCGGCAGGCATTGCGTGAACAAAAGTGGGATATGCTTTTGGTTTGTCACCCACCTTGCACCATGCTTTGCAATAGTGGCGTACGATGGCTCCGAACCCCACCGCCCGGGCAAACACTTGCGGATCGCTGGAAAGAACTAGAAGAGGGGGCGCGATTATTCCGTGATCTTATGGACGCAGACATACCATCAATAGCCGTTGAAAACCCCGTTATGCATAAGCATGCAAAAAAGCTTATCTGGGGATCGGACTATGAGCGAGCTTGCAAGAATGACGGAACGTTTATTCGTACGTCTCAACATCCGTTCCAGTTTGCGGACAGTGTAGACAGCCCGGACAATCAAAAGAAACTTACACACTTTTGGATTAAAAACTTGCCCCCGTTGATACCCACCGGATCGCTAACAAAAGAGACAGCCCGGGACGATATCCACAAGGCCCCACCGGGACCGGACCGTTCAACCTATCGAAG